GTGTAGAAAGACAATCTAAATGGATAAAAGATTGGAAGAAACTACTACCTATGTTAGAACCATGTCGTGCAACACTTTGTTTTAACTGGCTCGATCCAGAGGCCACGACCAGTAGGTATCCAGAGGCACTTTCTATTGGAATGATACCTTTTGTTTGGGGTGACTATGATAAGAATAATACATATAATATTGATGATTGGCAAAGGGTAAATAGATTTGTAGATTTAGAACATAGAATAAAACAACTAAGAGATGAGACACTTTTTACACTAAAACTTACAGAATACAGAAACAACTATAAAAAAGTATTATTAGAAGAGTTTGAATATTTTGAATTATTTTCAGATAAAATGAATTTTTCACTTGACATTTAGCGAATCATCTGGTAGTATAGCCTTATGATGATGAGAGAAAATGAACCAAAGAATTACGAAGCTTACTTATACAAAATAACAGTTCATAAAACTGGAAAGATGTATATCGGTTGGCATAAGGGTAAAGCAGATGGTACTTATTATCATTCTAGTAAATGTCCTATTTTTAGAAAAGACTTTGCAAACAAAGATAATTCCTATGAAATTTTAGATTATGGAACTTGTCAAGAAATGGCAACAAAGGAGAATGAAATGCTATTAGAAGTTGATGCAAAAAATAATGATGACTACTACAATAAATCTAATGGTGGCGGTCTCTATGTCAAAAAAACAAAATACAAATCAGTGATTGAATTATTTGATGCGATTGTGGAAAAGAAGTTTCCAGTAAAATTTGTTAAAAAGACAAAAATTAAAGATGTGAAAAGATTTCAAGTAAGGGTTGCAAATACTGACCCAGAACACTTGAAAGTTTTACAAGATTCAATGATGGATTTAAAAGGTGATTTATCAGAGTGGGAGCCTGTCCATATCTTAAAAGATTATTATGGTAAAGGTAAAGACTTGATGATAAATGGTAATCACACAACCATTTCTGCAAACAAGGTGCCACATGTTGATACAATGCCTGTTATGTATATTCCTAAAGAAGTTTGGGAAAAGTTTGATGAGATCGAGTTAATCGACCTTGCAAATTTATTAAATCCTCAACCAAAGAAGGCTCAAAAGAAGTCAGATAAAGAGGATTGGATTCAAAATATTGTAAATAAATTCAATAAGAAAGGTATCTCTGCCGACTCTAATGAAAACAAAGTTTTGTTGATAAAGAATAATTTTTCAACAAGACAAGTCAAAGGTATTATAGATAAAGCAAAAGATGAGATTGAAGATGCAAAGTTGATACCGCCTGGCTTTCAGTTAAAGTTATATACCGACAAAGAGTTAAAAGAAATCACGGATGCTGCTTCAGATAAAGATACAGTTTCTTATGTGTCATCTTCTGCAAACTTTGACATCGATCAATTATTTGATAAGTTTGATGCGATAATTGATGGTAAGTTATCTAAGAGGTATGTAAATGTTTATATCAAACATCCATCAATGAAATCTCAGAAAGAGTGGAAAAAGAAGTGGTCTGCAAAAGCAGAGAAGAGGTTATCAAGGGCTTCTAATTATGGTGGAGTAACTTTTTATGTTAACTTAATAGAGTTAGATTACTTGGAGAAGAACACATTATAGATCACATTTATATACCGACTTTAGGTAGATGTAATAATCAAATCACCTATGATAATATGTCAGGGCCTGCACAGGCCTTGACAACTCTTGTAGTGCAACCTAAAGAAAAACATTTATATTCAAAGTATCCAATCTTAGTTTTGCCAGATAATGATATTGGTATCACGGAGACAAGACGATGGATATACATGAATAGCGCTGATATTAAATATGGTGTGTTTGATGATGATCTAAAATTTATTCGTAGAACACCAAATGGTGAAAAGTCAAAGAGACTTATGAATGCCCAAGATTGGGATTACATGTTATCAAAAACTAGTGAGTGGTTAGATGAAGTAGACTTTGCTGGTTTTCGTCAAGGTAATTTACCACCAGCAGGTAAACCTTATATTGACATTGCAGCTGTAAACTGTGGTTTCTTTTTTAATGGAAAGAGATTACCAAAGGAAGATGAACTAGATTGGTCGCTACCAGTTTGTGAAGATATTCATATGGTATTACAATTATTTGAAAAAGGACATACTAATCGTATATGGGATGAGTTTGGTTATATATCAAAGATTCTTGTGGATGGTGGATGTAATGAGTGGAGAACTTTAGAACTAATAAACAATACACATGCAAAACTTATAGAGATGTATCCTAATCATGTATCTTGGAATGGTGTTAAAAAAAATGTTATGGGTGGCGATTTTAAGAAAATTAAAATCAAATGGAAAAAAATGTATACAGATAGTCAGTATGGAAAACTACCAATATGATTATGAAACCAGTGGATTGGAGAGTTGCAACTCTATTTGTACAAGAAAGACACTATAGTGCTGTAATGCCTAAACTCACTAAGCACTATCTTGGTGCATATGTTGATGATGAACTTGTTGGTATATTGACACTAGGGTGGGGAACTAATCCTATGGGAACTATTAGAAAGATGTTTCCAGAACTTACTACAGCAGATTACTATGAGATAGGTAAGATGTGTATGGATGAAAAGATGCCAAGGAATAGTGAATCACAGATGCAGAGTTTAACTATTAAGTGGATGAAAGAAAACACACCTAGTGTAAAATATCTTTATACCTGGGCCGATGGTATTGTGGGTAAGCCTGGCTATGTTTATCAGGCCGCAAACTTTTTGTATGGTGGTTTTATTTGGACAGATATATATTTAAGTGAGAGTGGAGAGAAAGTCCACTTTAGAACTATTCAGAGAAAAATGAAAAAAGAAATGGGTAGAGATGATACAAAGTATGGCCCAAGACCAAATGATAAAAAGATGGGTGAGTTAGGATTTACGAGAGTGTGGGGTAAACAGTTTAGATACATTTATCCAATAAACAAAACCTCTAAGAAATATTTAAAAAACTCTACGATGGAATGGACAAGAGAATATCCAAAAGACAAAGACTTGCAGTGGAAAGTAAAAAAGCCCGGCGAGACAGAATATACACTAACTGATGCACTACCATTTATAGATGGTAATGTTACACAACATAATTCTAGTAATGTAAATAAAGTATCAGACAAATATGGTGTAGGTAATTTAAGTGAATTTTTCACTTGACAATAATAACGAATTATGATAGGATGGTAAAAATGAAAAATAGTAATTTCAAAGAAGTAAAAACTTTCATGGAGACTTTCAAACAGAAAGTCAGAACAGAACCACAGTGGCCTACAGATGAAGAAGTAGACTTGAGAATTGACTTAATTAGGGAAGAGTTAAATGAACTGGAAGAAGCATGTGAAAAGGGAACACTCGTTGATGTTGCAGATGCTCTCGCAGATATCTTATATGTCACCTATGGCGCAGGTCATACTTTTGGAATTGATCTCGACAAATGTTTTGCAGAAGTCCAAAGATCAAATATGTCCAAGTTGGGAGAGGATGGAAAACCGATGTATCGTAAAGATGGAAAAGTCATGAAAGGCCCGAACTACTCAGAACCTAATTTAGAAGGAGTGATATATGACGAATGATTTTCTAAAAGATATAATTAAAATTACTGGTAATGAATATGCTAGTTTAGTTGAGGACGGAGTTGCCTCTGGTGATGTTGAAAAGTTTGTAGACACTGGATCTTATATTTTCAATGCATTGTTAAGTGGTAGTATGTATGGTGGTTTGCCTGCAAATAAAATTACTGCACTCGCTGGTGAAAGTGCAACTGGTAAGACATTCTTTTTGATGGGTATGGTAAAAAACTTTCTAGATGCAAATCCAGATGGTGGCGTGGTTTACTTTGAATCAGAAAGTGCAATCACTAAACAGATGGTGATTGATAGAGGGATTGATCCAAAAAGAATGGTTATCTCACCAGTGACTACAGTTCAAGATTTTAGAACACAAGCAATCAAAGTTGCAGATAGATACAATCAGCAAGATGTAGATTTAAAAAGACCTATGTTCATGTGTCTAGATAGTTTGGGTATGTTATCTACTACAAAAGAAGTAGAGGATACTGCTGAAGGTAAAGAAACTAGAGATATGACACGGGCACAAGTTCTAAAAGCTGCATTTCGTGTATTGACACTAAAACTTGGTAAGGCAGGAATACCTCTTGTTGTAACTAATCACACATATGATTCTATGGGGAGTATGTTTCCCACAAAAGAAATGGGTGGTGGTTCTGGTCTAAAGTATGCAGCTTCATCAATCATATTCTTGTCAAAGAAGAAAGAAAAAGATGGAACAGAAGTTATCGGTAATATTGTCCACTGTAAAAATCATAAGTCAAGATTGACAGTAGAAAATAAAATGGTTGATGTTAGATTGACATATGATAAAGGATTAGATAAATACTATGGATTGCTAGAACTTGCAGAGAAGTATGAGATTTTTAAGAAACAATCGACTAAGTATGTAGTATCAGATGGTACAACTCAGTTTGGTAAAACGATTATGAAAAATCCAGAGAAGTTCTTCACAGAAGAAGTTATGGCACAATTAGAAGAAGCTGCTGGAAAGGAATTTAAGTATGGCCATTAAACTTATAGAAAATGCTTGTAGTCCATTTTATCTAGATATGATAAAACATGTGGCATCAAATGATGACAGTTGGAACTTTAAATATCCTATTGGTAAACCACTAGATGAAAGTCATTTAAAACTAGATATCATTGATAATGATGATACTAAACATCCATTACTTGCTGGTATCGCTATGGGATTACTTATACAAATCTATGACAAAGGTGGTAAGGATTTGTTCATACCAGAGATTTACTTTTGTGGCATATCTATTAAAGATAAACATAGAAAAGATAATATTCACACAGATCATAATAAACAAGATAATGTAATCAAGATACTTGGAGTAGTAAATAGTGAATGGCAAGAAAGTTGGGGTGGTGGATTTACTCATGGTGGTGAGACTACTTACATTCCACCAACATCTTTTGCAATATTTGATTCCACTGTGCCACATGCGGCTGCAGATATTTTGACAGATAAAAAAAGGATGGCGATTGACTTTACAGTAAGGAAGAAATAATGGGTGATGAACCAGTAAAATTACAAAATGAAACTTTCATAAGAGTATTTAATGATGTAATACCACATGAATTTTGTGATGAACTAATAAAAAAGTTTGAAGAAAATACAGATCAGTTTGATAAGGTAGAACAATCATCTGCTGACTTTACACAAATAGATTTTTCACAAGACGAAATGTGGAGAGAAGAAAGAAATAAACTATATACAATCTTACAAAAACAAATTCAAGAGTATAAAATGCAAGTAGGTGTCACAGAACAAATGTGGCCTAAAAGATATACTTTTGAAGGTATGAGAATGAAAAGATATATGCCTGATGGTAAAGAGGAATTTAGACCACATGTAGATGTCACAGGCCCAGAGAATATGAAAAGGTTTTTAGTTTTCTTTTTATACTTAGATGACAATGATGAGGGTGCAACTACATTTCCTTTACTTAAAAAAGGTTCACCTTGTAGAAAGGGTTCAATGTTAGTATTTCCACCAATGTGGCCTTGGTTACATGCTGGTACAAAACCAGTTAATAAACCAAAATATATTATTGGTAGTTATCTACACTACGATGATTCATTTACTAAATATGTTCCAGTTGAAGAACCAGCAACTGAGAGTGAGTGGAAAAATGACTACTAAAGTAAAGATAGAACAACCAACATATGTGTATCTAAATTCAGAGAAGTATCCTGACCAAACATGTATTGGTATTAACACTGGAAAGTACAAGGGTGTAGTTTATAAGTATGGAAAAGTAAGTTTGGGTGAAGCAGATGCAAAAGAACGCTTGCCATTTAGATTTGAATATGATATATTAGACAATAATGGTATAAACAAAAAAGAATTTAACGATGAGTTTTTTACACTCATAGGTGATATTTTAGTAAATATCATAGATGAACAAGTTGGAAGAGACAATGGAACAATTGAACAATACAATAGAGAAAACGACCCTATCCAACCTAATAACGAATGATGAATATTGTAGGAAGGTAATACCTTTCATCAAGCCAAATTATTTTGAGTTAAAAGAAGATAGAGTAGTTTTTGAAGAAATAGTCAAGTTTGTTGACAAATACAAAAAACGACCTACAAAAGTATCTCTAGAAGTTGAACTAGAAAATAGGAGAGATTTAACTGATACAGAACATCAATCAGTTATCAAACTTATACAAAGTCTAAATGAAACCGAAGTAGATATAGAATGGTTGATAAACACCACAGAAAAGTTTTGTAAAGATAAAGCAGTTTACAATGCAATCGTAGATGGTATCGCCATCATTGATGGTAAAGATGGTAAACGGACACAAGAAGCAATTCCAGATATCATGAGAGATGCTCTTGCCGTAAGTTTTGATCAATCGGTTGGACATGATTATCTAGAGGATGGAGATGCAAGATTTGAGTTTTATCACAAGGTAGAAGAAAAGATACCTTTTGACTTAGAGTTTTTCAATAAGATTACAAAAGGTGGATTACCACAAAAGACTTTGAATATTGCACTTGCTGGAACTGGTGTTGGTAAATCTTTGTTTATGTGTCATATGGCTGCAAACTGTTTATCTCAAGGTAAGAATGTTTTATATATTACTTTGGAGATGGCAGA